TCCCTCCTTTTGTACGCGATTCGCGTACTTTTTCTGTATCATATACTCTTTTTGCAAACTTGTCAATACTTTTTGCAAAAAAAGTTCTCAATTTGCATATTTTTTTATTGACTTAATAAATTCTTTCCTTTATATTAAAAGTACAAAAGATGAAAACGGAGGGAAAACATGAGCTTTAGTCAAAGGTTGAAGGAAGCCAGACTTGCAAAAGGGTATACACAACAAGAAGTGGCTGATCAAATCGGCGTTGCAAAATCTACATACTCCGGCTATGAAAACGGATTCAGAGAACCGGACGTGCCTAAAATCAAGAAGCTTATTTTTCAATCTTTTTGTAAGAAAAACAATAAAAAAACAATTTAATTTTATAAAAACTGTTGACATAACAATGTTGTTATGTTATACTATAATCAACAAAGAGGAGGAGGCAACAACCATGGCAAAGGCGACAATCACTTACACTTGCAAGGTGTGCGGAGAGACCGCAACAGCAAGCACAACCAAGCATAACCGCAGAGACGCGGATGCCTGGGAAGCATGGGCGATTGACCACTATGACACCTGTCCCGATTGCTATCGCAAGATGCAAGAGCAGGCGATGGCTGATAAGGCCGCAGAACTCGCAAAGCTGTACAGCTTGCCCGAAATTACAGGGCTTAGCCAAAAACAAATCGACTATGCGGCGGATTTAAGGGCAAAATACATCGCCAAAAACAAGCAAATGTGCGATGCGATGCAGCAGATGTTTACCAAGTTTGACTATGCACAAATCAACACCCTGGCCGCACAAAACAACCTCACCCCCGACGAGTATATCAAAAAATCCCTACAAAACGATCCAAACTGGGGTATTGTGTACACCATGTTAAAAGTTTTTGACGCAAAAGAGATTATCGAGTTTGCAAAAGGCAAGTAAGGTTTATACGCCGAGCCGGGCGGTTAATCCCGGCAAATTAAAAGAAAGAGGAGAAAGACCATGAAAAATGTATACTACAACGAAACCAAATTAGGAAGCATCATCACTAATCGCATCTTGTCTGCTGAGGAAATCTTATATCTTATTGATGTTGATATGGATAAGTACGCCGCTGCCCATGGGTGGAACGGATGGGACATCAACGATATCTATACCATGCCTGACAGCGCCATCCTCCTTGCCGCCGTACACGAGGACGACGAAAGAAGCAATCCAGCGGTTGTTGCTTACTTTTGGGACAGCGTATCAAACAAATTTCTGTCGAATAACGGACTTGTAACGGATGCGCCGGAGGTTTTTGACTTAAAAGAGGCACGTGCCTTTATACACAACGCCTTTGCTGATTGGGCAACGCTAAAAGAGTTCGATAAGCCTAAACTAAATGTAATACATGGTTCGACCGCCGAAGAAACATTCACATCGATGGTGCAGGAGTGGATTTATGACCAAGAAAATTCCGAAGAAATTGAGTGGGTGGATGAGCCAATATATGACGAGGATGTTGATTGTTGGTATCAAACGCTAAAAGACAACGAGAGCGAATTTGATGTAGGTGTCGAGGTTGACGGCGTAAACATTAGGGTTATTTCATAAAACACAAAGCGGGGCTTTTGCCCCGCTCCGTGCGATTGTTTAAGAAGTCAATTCCCTGCGAATTTACACTACTCTCAAACTCTCAAACAATCTCAATGTTGTTTCAATCCACCGCCCTTTCGGACGGACAATCAAGGGAAATCCCTTGCTACTAATAAAATAGCACGGTTCTGCCTTAGTTGTCAAGCAAAAAAGGAGACAAAAATGCCCCGCAAACCTGCCAACCTTGACGGGCAAGTGTTTTACAACTTGACTGTTTTAGGCATCGCCGACCAGCGGAACGCCCACGGACGGGCGCTGTACAAATGTCGCTGCGCTTGCGGCAATATTGTTTTAGCTACCGCCCCCAACCTAAGGCGCGGGGAGGTTAAAAGCTGTACGGCTTGCAAATACTTAATGCAAAGTAAGGATATTACAGGGCAGCGCTTTGGGAGGCTTGTCGCAATAGAGAGGGCCGGAAAGCCAACCGGCACCCAAACAACCTATCGCTGGCGTTGCCGGTGCGATTGTGGCAAGATCGTCACGGTCACCCTTAATAGCCTTACAACCGGTAAGACGCAATCTTGCGGCTGTTTGCAAAAAGAGGCGGTTAAGTCCTTGTATATCGATGGCACAGCTCCCGCCAAGCTAACAGAATCCAAACGTCCACGCATAACCAATACCTCTGGCGTCACGGGGGTATGGTACGATAGCCATCGCGACAAGTGGGTAGCGGAAATTATGTTGCGTGGCAAAAAATATTTTTTAGGTCGCTACGAAAACAAGGATGAGGCTATCGCCGTAAGAAAAAAGGCAGAAACAGAATTGTTTGAACCGCTTATCCAAAAATACAAAAAAGAAAGAGGTAAAAAGGTGAACCAACCAACACACGAAATTATCCGGGCCGCGCGCATCAATGCTGGCCTTACCCAGCGGGAGCTTGGCTTGCGGCTGGGTTACTCCGAAAAAACGGCACAAATCTTGATGGCAATGTGGGAATCCGGAACACGTCCGGTTCCAAAAGCTAAAATAAGGTCGCTGTGTGATATCCTCGGCCTTGACCCGCTAATTTTCATCCTTTAAAAGCAAAAAAGGCTGCCCTTTCGGACAGCCCTTAACCAGTCTTTTTTAACTCTGTTCGATACTCAATTCCCGCACCGTCGCTTCGATTAAGTCAAGGTCAACCCTATACCCTTTGCTCATCAGGTAGGTTTTTACATAATCGAGTTTTTCTTTGCCTTTACCAGCGCCAATCAACTGCTCAGCGGCGAACACGGCGATTCTGGTTGCGGTCTGCAAAGCTAACTGTTGTTCGTTGGTGGTCCTTTGCTTAATCCAAGGGATCAGCTTATAGGTTACCAAGGCGGCAAGCAAGGTGATGATCGCTTGCAAAATAGGCGTTAAATCAATTTGCATTTTTTTCTCCTTTCAAACATTATTGGTTATACTCTTGTCGTTGGTCTTTGCTTTCGGGTAGATCCAAGATTTTTTGTTTGTCACGCTCAAGCAACGGCTTATCGCTTTCACAAGCGTAATAGTTCATGTATATGTCAAACAAGGAAGCGATTTTTTCTTTCTGGCTTCGAGGACACCACCCCATTTCCAGTACATACAGGTTATACTTGCTGCCTATGCTCTCTCTTAGGGTGGCCGCGTTAATATCGTCAAAGCGGTTTTGCCCGTCTTTGATTTCATTCAGGCTTTTAATCACCGTATACTTAAAAGTCGGGTGTTTCATACGCCAGTTGTTCCAGCCTTTTCTAATAGCGGCAATCAAGCCTATACCGCCAGCAATCGTTCCGATAATCGTGCCGGCATTTTTAATTGGTTCCATCGGATCAGGAGGGCATGGATTGCTCATACTCTTTGCGTTCTTCCTTTCAGCGGTAGTAGATGTCATGTGATCACCTCCTTAAGCGATTCATACAGCTTGGCGGCCACGTCTTTAGGTAAGGCGATTGTTATCAATTCAGATACCGGCTCATCAACAGGCTCTTCCGGCTTTATAGGCACAGCATTCATGGCCTGTTCAAGCGCCGCCCAGGTCTTGGGGCCAACAATGCCGTCGACGGTCAGGCCAGATATGGTCTGAAATTCTCTTACCGCCGAATCAGTCTCATTTCCAAAGGCGCCGTCTGCGCCGTACTTGGGCAAGAAATAGCCCTTTGCTAACAGCGCCTCTTGCAGATTCCGCACAAGCACGCCCTTGTCGCCACGTTTAAGTATCATGTCGCTCATGTCTGCCTCGCCACCCTCCGTGTTTTCTCCCGCGTCGATGTATTCCGCCGCCACGCCCTCGTCCATCGCCTTGGCGACCTCGGCGCGGAAGTCGTTCATCGTCAGCCCGTATTTACGCAGCCAATGCAGGATGTCGCCGTGATTGCTCGCCAGCCCCATATCGTGCAGTTCGCGGTGATCGCGCACGGTGTCCGTCGTGATCCCGTGCAGCAAACACAGATGCGCCGTCAGATTGACCGCCGCGCCCATGACCGCCGCGCGGAAGTAGCTTTCGTCGGTTAATCCGTCCTCGCAGATTTCAAACCCGATGTAGCCCATGCGGTTCGCGTTGCCGTTTGCGCCGTTGCCCGACAGCCAGCAGCGAATATTCCACGGCAGGACTTGATAGATCGCCACCGTATCATCGGCGAGCTTACCGATATACGCGCTCGCGCAGACATTGCCTGCGCGGTTGTGGTGGTTGCCGTATGCATTTTTTCCGAGCCGCCCGTCATCGGGCTGGACGTAGCGTTTGAGGCGCGGGTTGTTCGCCCCTGTCGAGTGCACCTGTACGCCCGTCGGCGTCTGCCGGACGTTGGCGCGGAAACAGTCGCTGCGCGTAAAGTACAGGCGGTAAATTGTGATCTTACGCATCCTCCGCCACCTCCCTCGCGCTCAGGCTGTCCACCCGTCCGCGCAGTTGATCGCGCTCCGCCGCCAAAATCGCCGCCGTAAAAAAGCCCAGCGTCGCGCACACCGGGCCGCTTTTGCCGAAAACGTAGGGCTTCCCGACCTGCTGGCGGGAGAAATTGATCATTTTGCTCATGCTGCCTCCTCCCATCCATACTCTCCTGGTGCCCAGGTGTTTGCATCCGCTGTGGATATCCACTTCTTGCCGTCATGCGTCACTTTATCGCCTTTTTTATACGCATTATGCGCCCCCGTCGGCTGAATCCACTCCGGCCATTCTTCGGCAGGGTTGGCGGCCAGCGAAAACAGTGAAGCTGCCTTGTCAGGCGGCCAATCGGCCTGTATCGTGTGCCCCT